AAGCACTTAGTAAACTGCTCAAACCTGAGGCTGACAATTAATGGCACTACAACAGTTCTTTTACGATGAACAAATACGCAGATTCTTGCTGCAAGTTACTAGAGTTTTTTCAAACTTTCAGGTAGAATATGGGCGCGACGAAGATACAAATGCAAAAACACTGTACAGAGTTCCTGTTCGCTATGGTGATGCAAGTCGACAGGCTGCTACCATTATGCAACAGAACAGTGCCAACAGTCTGCCCAGTACACCATTGATTACGTTTCACGTTACCAACTTAAACTATGCTCGTGATAGAATACAAGAACCATACTATGTTGAAAAACAAAATGTGCGACAGCGTTATTGGGATACTGACAGCGAAAGTTACGAAACCACACAGGGCACTGCATTCACAATTGAAAAACTTATGCCTGTGCCATATGATCTTGAAATCAATGTGGACATATGGACATCAAATACCAATCAAAAACTACAAATACTGGAACAAATACTAACACTGTTTAATCCTGGTTTAGAAATCCAAAGCACAGACAACTTTATTGACTGGACCAGTCTCAGTGTAATGTATCTTGAACAGGTTACATGGAGTTCACGAAGCATTCCACAAGGCACTGATGATCCCATTGACATTGCTACACTGCGTTTTGTAATGCCAATTTGGATATCACCTCCTGCTAAAGTTAAAAAACTTGGTGTTGTTCAAAAAATCATTGCCAGTGTGTTTGATGCTAGTGGCGACTACACTGACGCAATTTACGACAATGATTTGCTAATGGGAACAAGACAAAAGTTTACTCCGTTTAACTATCAAACACTGTTGCTGGGCAATCAATTGCAAGTGTTAGAACCAAGTACTGTTGTACTAAATGACGAAGGCGTTCAAGTACCAACTGCTCCACCGAGCAATTTGATGTGGCACACTGTTGTTGATTTGTACGGCAGTATGAGAAATGGCATCAGTCAAGTGCGCCTTGACAATCCATATGATGACACTATTATTGTTGGCACTGTGGCATATCACCCAACTGATGATAGATTTTTACTGTTTACTGTGGACACTGATACTATTCCACAAAATACATTGGATGCTGTTAACGCTATTGTTGATCCACAAAGAAAAGGCCCCGGAACAACTGCTGGATTGCCTGCTGCTTCTGCAGGACAACGCTATTTGTTTATTACCAATTCAACAGGCAGTGCAACCGGAAATGCTGCTGCATGGCGAGGCACAGATGGTTCTCCATTGGTAGCCAATGCCAATGACATTGTCGAATATGATGGCACAAGATGGAACGTGGTTTTTGACAGTTCCAATAATAGCGGTGTGCAATATGTGACCAACTTAACAACCAGTGTGCAATATCGCTGGGCAGGTGGAGAGTGGCTTAAAAGCTACGAAGGCTTGTATCCTGAAGGCGAATGGAGTCTAGTACTTTGATCGATGCTGTTGGCATTTGGTTTTACAGTATAAAAACCAACAGATATCTTTATCTACTACGCAATGATCCTAAAAATCCTGGATGTTGGGGATTACCTGGAGGTAAAGTTGATCCAGGTGAAAATTTACAAGAAGCCATACAGCGAGAATGCCAAGAAGAAATAGGTATGTGGCCAGAAATAGTTAAACTTGTGCCTATTGAAAAATTTACCAGTGCTGACAACCATTTCAGTTACAATACATTTTTTTGTTTGGTTGACACTGAATTTACGCCAGTGTTAAACAACGAACATCATGGGTATGCCTGGGTTGAATCAGGTGTATGGCCTAAACCGTTGCATCCTGGATTGTGGACCACTATCAATTTTGAAGAAGTGTTAGGCAAGATTGATACAGTTAAACAGTTTCAAATATCACAAAGCGAAACAAATTTACCGTAAGTCCAGCGAGTAAAGTTAACATTGTTTCTCCAGTCACTGGGTGCTTCAGCACCATCACTTACATAAACAAACTGCACCCCAGGGTAGGTAGTAATTACACGATTAACATGATCAATTGCAGTTTGATCAGGAGTGCCTTCACTGTTAGAACCGTCAACACCCAGCAAGAATACTTCCTTGTGTCCGTCGAAACAGGCAAGCCAAGCGGCAACAGCAACGCTGCGTCCTCTTTGTCCATATGGAACTAGATAAAATTCACCTGGATTGTTAATACAGTTTCGTGCATGACTGTACACACTAACACGATCGCTATATTTTTCTTGTTGTATTTCTTTTAGTTTTTCTGCATCAAATTCAACATAAAAATCACACTGTAACTCTGTCCAGCAACCTTCAGTTCCATAACTTTGCAGGCGTTTGCGGGCCAAGTGACCTCCAGCATGACGTTCAATATGGTTTTTTAAGTTAAATTTACCATGTAATTTTGTGTGATATCTGCTTGGGCCATGACCAATAACAACAGCACGACCTGAAATATGTTGGTTTTCAATGGGATTATCAACCCATTCACGCTCTTGATGCTTTTTGCCATCTTTGATTGTGTTGCTGATAATCACAAACTCACCATCGTAGTCTGTGCGATATCTCTCTGACATTAGAGCCTTCCAACTAATACTTCAATTACGCCTGGATCTTCGTCTGTTTTATTTTCAATTGCTTTACCAACAATACTGCCAGCCGGAGGATTGGTAGCGTTTGTCCACGCACAGGCATGTCCTGGTCTGCTACTACTTACCAATAGATCACCTTTGTTGATTATTCCTGTAACCATACAAGGTACTCGTCCAATTAGTGCAACATCTACAACTGTGTCGCCTTCTAGGTCGTTGTTCATGAGATATGCAGGATCTGTAGATACAATACCTGCAATTGCACGACTAGTAGGGCCATCTGATCGTGTTACTTCTGCTTCGCCGCCAAGTACAACCACTGTGCCCGGAGGATATTGAACATCACTGGTATATTTTTCTGCCAAGTCAGCATACCGTGCGGCTGTTGCTGTTGCAGTAATAACACCTGCGCTAAAGTTACCTGAACCATCTCTAGCAACAATAGTACTACCTGTATTAGCACTTGTGGCATTACTGGTAATTGTAACACTACCACTAGCACCACCACCAGATAGTCCTGTTCCACTTACACTAACATTCGTAATATCACCTGCGTTAGTAGTATAACCTGCACCGTTTGTAAGTTGATTGTTATTAGTTACGTTGGTAGCGCCTGCGGCTATGCCATCTAATTTAGTGCCGTCAGTTGCAACATCACGACCATCAACTGTACCCGATACGGTGATGCTGCCAGTGACATCCACGCCTGTGGCTGTGGTGGCTAACTTGAGTGCGTTATTATGGAACAGGTTGACAGCACCACCAGTAATGAACTGCGCTTTGTTCTGCGTAACAGCAGCATCTGTTAATGCGATAGTGCTATCTGCGCCAATATAAAGCGAGCCAGTTGCGCTTTCTGTCATATAGCTGTCAGTGCCATCGTGATAAATCTGCAAATCAGACCCAGCACCGAAGATGGCTTTATCGTTGTCGCCAAAGGTCACATTCCCAGTCATTGTTCCGCCTGCTTTAGGTAATGCTGCGTCTGCTGTAGTACCCTGGGCCGCTGTTGCATAATCACTGCTATCAAATGCTTTTACTTGTGCTAAATTGGTAACTTCTGAATCCATCAATGCACCAGCAGATGTTACATTGGTTGAGTCTGTTACATCAGCATTGGTTTCTATGGTGTCTAACTTAGTGCCATCTGTTGCAACATCACGACCATCAAATGTACTATTGGTTGTGATAGCACCAGTCATTGCACCACCGGTCTTAGGTAAAGCAGCATCAGCAGTTGTGCCTTGAGCCGCTGTTGCATAATCAGTAGACGCTGTTGTTGCAGCCGTGCCTAAACCTAGTGTTGTTCTAGCAGTGGCTGCGTCTGCGTCATCAACTAGCGTTGCACCATACACACTAATAGTTGTATTTGCAGGCAATGATAGCGTTTTAATATCCGCATCTACTTCGCTGTCCATTAGCGCACCAGCAGCAGTTACATTGGTTGAGTCTGTAACGTCTGCGCCGTCTTCTACGTTTAATGCACTTAACAATGAGCTTTTGGCTATAGAACCTGTTAGTCCGACAACTGCTTGAACAGCGTCTGTCTGATCGTGCTTAGACCAGTTTCCTGCGTATGTAGTTGTAGAAGCATTATCTGTTGTGGCGACTATATTATCCCCTACCGCAAACGATATACCGTCAACAGTACCCGCCACTGAAACGTAGTAGAACCAACCAGTTTGTGCAGAGCCGCTGCCTGGAAAACTGCCTGCTGATGCGTCCCAATTACCTTTGTAAACCATGCCATTGGCAAGAGCAGCAATATCTGTCTCCATTTGGTCGAGATCAACAGCCTGCGTAACAGAAATATAGTCTAACTTGGTCTCATCCGCAGTAACAAAAGACGCTGTGGTGTTTTGTAGAACGCTAGAATATGCTTGTACGTTTGAACCAATAGCCACTCCAAGATTTGTTCTTGCAGTTGAAGCGTTTGGTAAATCAGATAAGTTGTTAGCCTTCATAGCCGCGCCAGCGGCAGTTACATTAGTTGCATCAGTAACGTCAGCACTAGCTTCGATACCATCTAACTTAGTACCATCCGTTGCAATATCACGTCCGTCAACAGTTCCACCAACAGTGATATTGTTTGTAACACCAAGACTTGTTAGTGTGCCAACTGAGGTGATATTTGTCTGTGCAGCTGTTGTAACTGTTGCTGCACTACCTGTTACATTACCAGTTACATCACCAATAAATGCAGCTGATGTCAATGAGCCGGTGCTAGGATTGTATGTTAATCCACTGTCTTGTGTTACTGCACTTAGGGTACCCGATGTGGTTGAGCCAACATAGATCAATCTCTCAGCGTTAGTGGTTGTATCACTGCTTACAGTTGCGCCGCCACCGCTTGCATCAGCAAAGCTCAATGTGCCACTACCGTTGGTTTGCAACACTTGTCCGTTTGTTCCATCTGATGTAGGGTAGGTAAGTCCAGCAACAACAAGAGATGTGCCATTTAATAATTGTAGACTATCAGACCTTAGTCGCATATTGATGTTGTTTGAACCTGCTTTACTGTTAGCAAATTCTATTAGTCCATCTTCTGAGCCATCACTTGCGTCTTGTATTTTTCCTGTAAT